TCAAGAAAATCAGGTTATTGAACTTCATGGAAGCGATGTTTATCCAGACTTAGATTTTGTTAGTGCATCCGGTCTCTCTACCTATTTTACATATTCAACAGCTGACAAAATTATAGGTTTGTTAAAAAGAATTAATGAAGTTATTAATATTGAATTAACTGAATTATATAAGTCAAAGGATCAAGCAAATGAAGCAGTTGAGGCAAGCTTTGCAAATGAAGTTCCTAAACCAAAAGAGATGGAAGCCGACAAAGTAAGTCCTGATTCAAATGATACTGCGGTTGCTGATACTATTCCTGAAATTAAACCTGAGACTACTGGTACAGAAGATAAAGTTACTAATACGGAAGAACCTAAAGTTGAGCCTGAGGTACCCAAGTCGCCTAGCGAAGGATTTTCATATACAGTAATTGTACACGGAGATAAATTAAGATTTATTGATGCAAGTGTAGATGACCGAAGTTTAATAGTTAAGCATAAATTATCTAATAATATGGGAGTTAAAAAAGAAATTGAAGAAACTTTAGATAATAGTTCAAGAATTTGGGCAACTGTACAATTAAGTGGTTTATTTAGTGAAACTCATAAATTTAATTTTGAAAAATTTAATATGGAAACTGAATCAATGAATGAAAATTTATTAGTACAGATAATTCCATCAATCCAGTTAACATTTAAGCCTGGAGAAAATATGTCAGCTCCAGAGACGGAAAGGGAAACTTATGTTAGTAAAATTGCACTCACTAAGAATCAAAATGAATTAAAAGACATAAAAAGAGAGCTTGCTTTACATAAAAAGCGCCTAAAAGAGGAAGGAATAACCCCTCCAACTGAATTAGAGATTGCTGCATTTAAAGATAAATATAATTAATAAAGTTCGCTAATAAATAACTATAAAAAATAAGACAAGATGGCAGGTCTACCACATTTTAAAAATTCAACAGCTGGCCCCGCAAGATATGAGCCAGTTTACCTTAATCAATTTGAGGTAATTATAACTCCGCCCGGTGCGATTTCGGGTAAAGCAGGGTTTAAAGATAACTTAACATTAGAACATGTTAAAACCGTTGGACCTCTTCCTGAACTTGCAGGTAATGCAGGCGGTGCAATTATTACGCAAAAATATAAATTTGCAGAAAGAGCATTTGCATCAGCTAAACCGCAGTCAACTCTTCATAAATTTGTAATTACATTTGAACTAAATTTAAATAATACAAATGACAATTATATCTATAATGCATTTAGAGCATGGGCTGATTTAATCTATAATCCAATGACTGGTCAACAAGGTTTAAAAGTAGACTATGCAGGAGCAACAGCAAATCCAGCTACAGTACAGGTTACAATGTTTAACCGAACTGGTGCAATATTTAGAGAATATGTATTTAGTCCAGTATTTTTAGATACAACTAAACTTACTGAAAATACACTTGACTATGGAGCAGATGGTCAAACAAGTATAGCCTCATTAAGTGTACCGTTTGTTGCAGACCGGTATGTTGAAACCCGAGTAGGTCAATAAAAAACATTTATATAAAAATGGAAATGTTTAATGTAAAGCGCCGAGATAATCCATCCATGGATAATTGGTCAGATATAAAGAAACCGGCATTTGGCGGACCCAAAGAAAAGGCGGATTTTGATAAGGCTAAGAAAACTAAATTAAAAGAATACCAACGAATTGTTGAGCGTAATCCTGATGCTGAAGGCGGGCGTTTCAATCCAAATTATGACTCTGCCTGGAAAGGATTTACGAGTGATATTATATATAGAACAGCAAAGAAAAAATCATATGAACCCATGTATTCAACACCAACAATTGCAGTAATAAATGCAATAGAAGAAGGAAATATTATTAGATTCGAAGAATTTATTAATGAAAATTATGAAGAAAATGAAGAAGACTTTGACGAGTATGGTAACCCAATAAAAGATAAATCTGAAGAAGATGAAGAATCAGTCTACTTAGAAGAAGATGATGATAATGATGATGACCTAGAAGAAATTATGGAAGAAGAAGATGAAGTTGATACATTTGATGAATTTGAAGAAGAAGAAAAAGTAGACTTAGGCTATGAAGTAGATGAAGAGCAATTAGATAAATTATTAGAAGAATTCGGAGATGAACTTCAAACTATGATTACAAATATTTGTGAAACTATGGAAATGGAAAAATCTGAAGTTTGTGACTTATTATGTGCAGCAATTGAAAAGAAATGTAATGAAGAAGAAGATGGAGAAAATTTTAATGGCGAAGAATAATTTTAACTAAAAAATAGTTTATATTAAAGCAGAGATATTATATTTCTGCTTTTTTTATTTAAAATTATTGCCTTTTTTGATAGTTTTAAGGTTTGGAATATTCTCTAAATCTCCATCTAAATCAATTAAACTTGGATCAAATACCACTTCCGGATAGGCTCCTATTAAAAAATCTAGAGTATTTAATATTGTATTTGGAGAAATATTTGAGTTAATATAAATTATCCTACTGTATTTACGGTTTCTAACATTTACGGCTTTGTCTATTAATTTCTTAATTTCATAATTTATTAAAAAAGATTGAATTTTATTTGGAACAACAATATCCTGTTCAAACTTTTCACGTATTATTTTAGTTACATTAAGAAGATAATCTGATTTTCCTTTTTTGTTTAGTGCATGTACAAACTGTTTTAAATCCCTTACGAAAACTATTTCCAGTGATCTATCTGTGCTATCGATCATTTATGTCGATTTTTTTAATTTCAACTCCTGCTCTCCGCAAAAAGTCTAATCCGTTGGTATCACGGTATTCTTCTAAATATACAACTCTGGTAATTCCAGCTTGCATAATTAATTTACTACAGTCAGTACACGGAGAGTATGTTACATAGAGAGTAGAGCCATTACAACTTTGAGTTGATTTAGCAACTTTTAAAATTGCATTGGCCTCGGCATGTAAAACATACCATTTTGTTTTATATTCTTTAAATGAGCCGTCTTCATTATTAATAGCCTCTTCACATTCATTTTCAAAACCAGCAGGTGTACCATTATATCCATCTGAAATAATTGAATTATCTTTAACAATTAGGGCTCCGACTTTTTTACGGTTAGCATGTGATAATTGAGACCATGACTCTGCCATAGAGATATAGGTTTGGTCAAACCTGTGCTGTCTACTTGAGTACTTACGAGCAAGTATCATTTTTTAATTTTTGAAATATTTTTATAAATCCATTTAATTAGATTATTACCATCTTGAAAAATTAGGTATTGTTTATCTTCACTACTTATTGACTCAAATAGAGTTATTAAATTTGAACTTGGGGTTCCATCCATCTCTATTAAATTAGTAGTAGGCAACGGCAAGGATTCTGGTTTAAATTCAAACTCTAACATTTTAGAAGAAATATCATAGTGCTTATCGTAGATATGATATGAATTAGAGACATGAGTATATGAACCAAGTTTTAATTTTGGATAAAATTTCTTTAAGTGAATATACATCTGTAATTGTAATGAACAGAAAAATGCAACATCAGTTGGAGTACCCCAAATTGCATCATTACTTCTCATAAATACTGACATATAAAATTTATTATTTCGTATATGACAATTTGCATACATCGTACATACAAAATCTTTATTATCAGAATACTGATGAATTGGCATGTTAAAGTGCATTACTGCCTGCCTAGTATTTGAGTCTTTTATTAAACTTTGAATTGCCCATTGATATTGTGAATAATTATCAGAATTTTTAAGTGTAAAAATTAAATTACCATATGCTGAGTTAACTGTTCCATCCGAATTTTGAATAGATTCCCAAAACTTAGCCCATTGTGAAATAAATTTAACATCATTACGACCTAAATAATACCATAACAATTCAGCAGCAATATAGCCAGTTTGAGATCCGCGAATTTCATTTGTATATAAACAACTGGTTGGATCCTCAATAACTAGAGCAACATCTAATAATTCTTTACTCTTAGTTCCACGAGCACCATTTTTTTCACCATTAGCCAATAGGTAAGAAATTGAGTCTTTATAACAAGTGGCAAATGATTGACCATTAAATACTAACATATTTAAATTATACTAAAAAAATAGATAATGGTTTAGGCTGATTTGATATCAGAAAAATGATCAGAATTTTCAATTAATAACTTAATATCAAAAAACTCTTCAGGTAAAGGATCATGTGAAATTACAAAAATAGTCATATTATATTTTTTAGAAAAGGTTTTTAATAGATCTACGACTCTATAGATTGAGTCTACATCTAATGATGAAAATACTTCATCTAAAAATAATAAATTAACTTTATGGTGTTTTAATTTTAATAATTCTAAAATACATAATAGAACAATTAAATTCATTTTCTTCTGTTCACCAGCAGATAATGAATCTGGTGATATTTGAATTCCTAAATGAGTAATAATTGGATTAAATTCCAAATCAAATTCAAATGCAAACTTAAATTCTAATAATTTAGAAGTTTTTAAAATTTTACGGTTTAACATTGGAATTATTTGACTCATTAATAGTCGCTTCATTCCATTATCTGATAGGATATCTTCCATTTCTTGAGAAATAGCCAATTTAGCAGAATAACCAGACTTATCAGTCGTTAAATTAGAAATTTCTGACTCAATTGTTGAAATTACTCCGTTAATATATTCAGTACCAGTCCTTTTAGAGTCAATTTGGTTTAACTCAGATAACTCACGATTAAGTGGGGATAATAGTCCATCAATTTTATAGAATGAGTCCCTAGATTCAACCTGTTCTGACTTTTTTGTATTTAATTCAGAATTAATTAAGTTAATATTTTCAACCAGCCCAGGTAATAAGTCAGATTGAGTTTTCTTTTTATTTAATAATTTGTCTTTTATTGTAATATGAGTTTCATCAGTTAAGTCAGAAAGACAGTGAGGACACTTATTTTTAGAATATAGGTCTAATTTTTTTTGAATCTCAGTAATTGTATATTGAGTTGAGGCTTTTAAATCACGAGCAACAGTAATACTCTTTTCAATAATTCCAACTTGTGAATTTAAGCTGGTATAAACAAGCCGCTTTTCTTCTTTTTGATCAGATAATTTAGTAATTTCAGCCGTAAGTTCAGAAATTCTAACTGCTTTAGCTGAATTTAAATCTAATTTTAAATTATCAAGTTGAGAAATTGAATTTTGTAAAATTGAATTATTATTTAATAAAGTAGAATCAATTGAATGGATTGAAGTTCGTAAGTCTTTAACCTCTTCTTTAACTACTTTAGACATATCATTAACTATATCTAATCCAAATATTTTATCAATGATTTGGCGTTTATCATGTGGGCTTAATTTAACAAAGCTTTTAAAATCATTAACTGATAGGCTAATTGTATTTGAAAATACATTAAATGGAATCTTAGTTAATTCTTCTTCAATAAATTCATCAACTCTACGTTTATCTGGTAAATTATGTTCGGAATTATTAATTAATAACTTTGAAAAATTAGGTTCCAAGCCTCTTTCTATTTCAATTTTATCACCATTTGCGGCAATAAATTCAATATGAGTATAGGCATTTTTGTTTATGCGGTTTGGAATCTCTTTGGTTTTACGAATAGATGATTTACCATATAGTGCAACAGTTAATGCATCAGAAATTGATGATTTACCACTTCCATTTTTACCTTGAACTAAAATAAGTTGAGGATCTTCTGAAAATTTAAAAGTTTGTAATTTGTTTCCGTATGAACAAATATTTTTAAAAGAGAATTGAGTTATCTTCATTCGTTAACAAAATAAGTTAAGTTTTGGCCTTCTAATATATCTCTTACTGATTTAAATATACAAAGTTTATCAGCTATATTAAATTCTCTAATCATATTTGGATAATTACTAATTTCATAGATAAGCCCATATCCTAATGGGATATTATGTGATTTTAAATTACTTAATGAATTCATATCAATTTTTGATCTTAATATTTCTAAATAGTCAGTATTTGATAATTCGCCTGAGTCTAATCTCTTTATTAACTCCATTTCTCCAAGTTGTGTAAATACTCGCATTTCATTATCAATAACCTCTTGATTAAGTATTAGTTTTTTACCAAATTCTGGATTTGATCTGGTTAATAGTATTGAATCTTTATTGGTTATGGTGAATACTGGGCATATTTCAATTATTGTATTTTGAGGTATGTATTGAGTAGCAACTGCTTTAACTGAGGTATTGGTCTTTATTATTTTAACATAATTACTAATAAATGGGCTAAGCATAGGTATTTTGACTTTTTACAAATTGATGGATTTCTATAAATTTTTTAGCTAGATTCATTTTAACATCTTGTGAATATTCTTTTGATTTTAAATACATTTTAAAAATATCAGAAATATTAAAGCCATCTTCTGGATTAAAGTTAGAGTTCATTTCTGCATCAGCTTCAGTTTGATCAGTATAGGTAAAAAATTCTATTTTACGGTGAGGTATATTAGAAATTTCTTCTAGAAATCGGGTAACTGATAATTTATTTGCAAAATTAATATTAATCATTATATCTATAAAATTATTATTAAATTTTTTATAGATTTCAGAAATTGGTAACTCTAATATATTCATTATATCAAATTTAACAAAGGTTGGAGACTGTGTATTTTCAATAAATTTTTCAACTAAAACTGGTGAATCTACCTCTAATTGATAAAATCCTTTAACATTACCAATATCTCCTCTATCCATTTGATATGGAGTTCCAGTATATAAAATATTATCGCGCTCTTGTCTATGATGAATATGTCCGCCATATACCCTTTTATAGGTATTTAGTGCATCAATTTCAATACCATGCTCAACATGAGTCCATTTATTAAATTTTAAACCTTTAATATCTGCATGGCATATTATATATTGACATAAATTTCTATAATCATTAACCGTATTTGATAAAACCGACATATCTTCTATCCATGGTAACATTAAGAAATTATGAGAATGGTTAATGGTTAATATCTCTGGGCTCTCAAATACATGAATATTATCGGCTAAATAACTTAATGATTTTAGTGAATGAATTTCATTTTTATCTTTATAATAAACATCATGATTACCGATAATGATATAAATTCCTCTTTTAAATTTTTTAGATAGTTTTTTAAAAATATCAAATGCCTCATTTTGTATTCTGACATTAATAGATTCTCTAGAATGAAAAATATCTCCTTCTAAAATAAGTATATCCCGATTTTCATCAAAATCTTCGTCTACTTTTGTTAGTAAAAAATCTAATAAAAAGTCTCGTTGAATATTCATCCATTCAACTGAATTATTTCGAATTCCTAAATGAAGATCTCCAACTAGTGTTATTTTTCTAATATTGGTTAAATTCATTATTAAAACATTTTTAAGTTTTTAGATGACTTATCTAGAAATGAATATTTTTTATTTAATTCAATTAATAGGATTTCTTTATTATCATAAATCAACATATCAAACAGCTTTTTATATTCCATGCAGGTTAATGCGGATATTGTATCTAATACATGAATTGAACTTACAAATACACTAGCAGATTCGCCTACACTAACACCATTTAATATTATTTTAAATAAATCATTAATTTCAGATTTTATAAATTTCTTCTTAGCAGGTTCAGGTCCCAATATTAAATTAACTTCGTCTGATGTAGAAATAAATTTGTTTATATCAACTTGAGTTATTTTAAAATCAATACCATCAATATATTTTTCTTTATCATATAGATGATAGTCTGGAGAACTTGAATCTAATTTAATTTCATTATACGAATGAATTTCGTCTTCATCTTCAACCAGAGTAGAACCTGCATTATATGAATTATTAAATATTTTATCTGTTTTTTTAAGTTTAGCATAGTCAGCTTTACGTCTATCTAATTCAACTTGGTCTTCTGACTCTAAATCATCTTCAACTTGGTCAGATTCATCAGAATCTAATAACTCTAGAGTAGAATCATCCTGGTCTTCAAATCCTAAATCTTCAAATAGGTCATCATTTTTCTTTTTTGCCATTATTTTAGTATTTTTTTTAATTAATTAAACTTAATATATCATCATGTGAAGTATTAAACGGTCGGGCTAGAGCCTCTGCCATTGGAATTAAATTAGGCGGCAGGGTTGTTTGAGTTGTCTGTGCACTATGATATTGATTTCTCATTTGATTTTCTAAGGATTGAGTATCATCATCATCTGAATAAAATTCTGAGGCTGGATCCGTCTCTTCAATTAATTTAGCAAATTCATAACTCATACGATACATTTTAAAACTTTCGTTATATCCGCCGTCTCTATTTGCAATCAATTTAATCTTCATACGTTTTTCCATAGGGCCTCTCATTAAGCCAAATAATGAATCTACCGTGTGTACTAAACCAAATGACTCGGCAATATCTGACATACTTAAGTCTTGATCATCTACTGCATCTCTTTTAATTTGAGTTGCGGTAATAATACACCATTCGTTTCTAATTGCAATTGCTCTTAACTCTTCAGATATAACTTTAATTTTTTCATATGTACTGCCCTGTTCTCGCATAGGTCTCATTAAGTTAATATAGTCAACTACAATAATTGTAAATTTCTTTCCAGTATTTTGTTGAACTTTTAAAAAATAATTCTCTATATCAATTGCAGTAGCCGTACCGGTAGGAAATTCTTTAACTTGTAACTCGCCAAGAGTTGAAACCGTTTCTTTTAATGATTTCATCTTATGAGTAACTTCATTTACCTGACTTGGGTCTAACATTGCATCATATTCTTTAAATGGAATACTTAAAACCATTGAGCCTAATCTTTTCATGTATTTACGATCAGATAATTCAAGAGTAGCAATTCCTACTTGACAACCTGCAACAAAGGCTCGGCCTGCAATATTAGAAAGAACCATTGATTTTCCAACCTTTGGTCGGCCTTGAAAAACAACAAGCGTTTTTGGGTTCCAACCGCCACCTAATGTTTTATCAAAAAACTTAAAGCCGGTAGGATTTCCTATTTTTGATAACTGTACGTGATCTACTGGATTAAAAAAATCTAAGCCCGATTCGGCATTAGTAAATGAAACATTTAATTTATCATTAAATTTAGAACGAACTTCATTTGTAATAAGTTCTACATTCTCAGGATTAATATCAGTTGTTTTTAAATAGGATAAGACATCAATAACTGATTCATTTAAATTTTTATAAAAAATAAAGGCCTTTGTATATTTAAATAAAAAGTCATAATTATAACTGGTTAAGTCAACCGCAAACACCTTATTAAATTTATCTTCCGGCAAATCTAAATTTGCTAGATTTGCAAGTTCCCTAAGTTCGTTCTTAGTTGGGACTTTTTTGTATTCTAAAAAAAATTTCTTGGATTCTCTGTATAACCTTTGTAGGGTATCATCATTAAAATAATTAGCCTTTATCATTGGTATGATTTCTCTTTTATCTAGAGAATCATAATTTTTAGGTTTAATTACAGTATCATTATCATCTTCCGTTAAGACAAAATTGAAAATTATTCTTTCAAGTAATTCAATATTCTCTTTAAAATCAATCATCATAGGTTAAGTCGTATTATGCTATTAAATAGTACTTTAAAAATTCAGATTCTGGCATAAATATAAATTCTCCTTTTTTAATTAATAATCCAGTATCTAATAGGTCTTTAATTAAAATTTTTAATTTTGCTTTAAACGACTCATTTTTCATATGATCGCCAAATACATATTTTAAAGTTTTGGTTGAAAACTTAATATCATTTGAGTCCCAGTCTTTCTCTTTTAATTCAGTTACTCTAACAATATGAGCCGCAACATCAAACATAAAATCTTGAGCGGATGGATAATTAGGCATTGCTGAATGAACACTTAATTTATATTTTATAGGTAATTCATCTTTTATCTTAAATATCATCTGAGTCATCAGTTAAGTCTTCTAATTCAGCAGTTTCTAATGTATCAATTCCATCTTGTGTTTCAGGAAATTTAAAAGTTGGTTTAATAACTTTTTCGTCTAATTCAGTTAATACTTCATGTGTAAATAGTCTAGCTGAGAAAAATTCTTTAACTGGAACTGCATCACCATTATGACGAATAATATAAGTTTTACCTAATTTCTTTGGTAAAAAATAAAAAGTTTCACCAGCAACTTCAAATTTTGAACACAGTTCAGATTCGTCAGACTTAAGTTTAGAAAATTCTTTTTCAGTAAGTTTATTACCTCTACCAACTCCGCATGATTCCCAATTAACATACTGTTCAAGGCCAACATATTGATTCATGCCTTTATGAAAAGAAATATGAAATTCAATATCAATTGGTCTGGATAATCTATTCTTTTTTGTTTTAGAACGAACAATAATTCCAGTTGTAGTTTTAGCCTCATCGCGAAGAGTTCCTTTACTTAACATCAAGATAATTGATGCAGAGAATTCTGGACCTCCACCACCAGACATACCCTTTGGTGTATATTGATCCATTGAGGCATATGTATGATTTGTAAAAATAAAAGGAACTTTATAATTTGAAAGATCCAAGGTTAATGATTTAAATAGTGATCTCATTTCTTTTGCACGAAGTCCCATATCTGCAGCATTTTTACCTGCCTCCATATCACGTTGACTCTTATCAGTATCTAACATGCCTACTGAATCTACAAATAGTGCAAGTTTAAGTCCTGGATTCTCCTTGAGAGTTTCAATTAGATCATGCACATAGAATTTAACCTCACTAATAAGCCCCATACGTAAATATTTTAATTTAGTTAGGTCTACTCCAAATTTAACATAGTCACCTGAGTCAATTGCACCTTCGGTATCAATGTAAATTACCATATAATCTTTTTTCTGCAATTCACGAACTGCATTTAGACATAAAAATGTTTTACCTGATCCAGAGTCTCCAGCAATTCCAATACTACGAGTATTAGGATATCCGCCAAATAGTGAGCCTGACATTTGTGCACTTAATAAATAATTTCCAGTTGGAATGTATTCTTCAATATCAGAAAAACCTCTGATTTCTATTTTAGATTTTACCTTTTTCTCGAGCAAGTCGTTAAACTTTGCGAAAGCATCCATTGTTGATTTTGCCATAGTGTTTTAGAGTTTAATTCAATATCTTGTACAATAAGATATATGCTAGTTTCAATTAAAATAAGAAACTAATAAAAAAGCGCCAGATAGAATAGTTGAGTCAGAAAAGTCTCCATTTACAACTTGATGAAAACCTAGTTTTACAATTTCTGAAGAGTCTTTATTAAATGGAGACTTAGCTAAAGTTCTAGTAAAATTAAATTGACTATCTGGTTTACTAATATTAGTTAAGTCAATTGCATAACACTTAAATTTAGAAGAAATTGGTGTACTTGTTGAAATATTACCAAGATAAAAAATATCGTCTTCAGTAATTCCAAGCTCTTCAATATTTAAACCGGCTTCTTCTAATAATGAGCGGTATATTGTATCAATTGGAGTTTGATCCTTAGATGGATCAACTGAATCTATAAGTAAAGTTGTATCAGTTTGGCCAGTTGCATGATTTTCAAATTTTAATCCATAAATAGATTTTATTGTATCATTTGCAGTTTTTTCAAATGGTAAAATTACAATATAATTGGTTTTACATGAAAGTACACTAGTCTTATCAGTGTCTCTAGTAAGAGAGATTATTTCAATTTCACCATTTATATTTGGTAAATTCGATTTAGATATTTTAACTAATGGCTGTTGCATTTATTTTCTTCTTTTTATCTTGACCAAATGACTTTACTAAAGAGTCTTTGATTGAATTTGTTGTTACACTATTATTTATATACATAGATAACCGGTTTAAAAATTGTTCTTTATCCTGA